ATATTTGTTTTATGTCCGATGTGGCATCTTTAAGAAAGGGAGACCTTATCGCAATTTATAGGACAAATGATTACCAAGGTCCTGCAAGATATAGGAGTGTAATAACTTCTATATGTGAGGTTGAAGAAGTTAAGACTAAATCTGATTTTGAAAATATTAAGAAATTTGTTGAGTATACTAATGCTTACAGCATCTTTGATGAAAGTGATTTAAGAAAATGGTATCAAAGAGATAATGTTATTACTATAAAGATGACATACAATATTGCTTTAACCAAAAGAGTAACAAGAGGATATTTATTGGATAATTTAGGAATAAGTTCAGATATTTATTGGGGCTTTTTTAGGTTAAGTGATGAACAGTTTCGAGGAATTTTAGAAAAAGGAGAAATAAATGAAAATATTATTATCGATTAAGCCAGTCTTCGTTGAGGAAATATTTAAAGGGGATAAGAAATTTGAGTATAGACGTACTATATTTAAAAGAAAAGATATAAAA